TTTCTCTTGGTATTGAGCGTGTCCACATCGCCCTTCACGCCGTCACGGACGTTCAGCCAGTGGGTGTGGGTGAACAGGCACTCGATACCAAGTCCATACTGCTTCAGCAGAGATGCCGCCAGTCTTGCGGAGTTATCCTCCGCCTTCTGATCATCAGCATTGTATGCAGAACTCATAATACACTCGATAGCGATGGTTCTGCGATTGCCGTTGCCATTACCGTCAGTGGCGTGCCAGCCACTCAACTCGTGGGGCAGATTCTGCCACGCACAGCTTTCATCCACATAATAATGCACACGGACATCCTTCATATTTCCATTTACGGTTGCTCTGGTATACTGCTCCGCAGGTGTAGTGCCTTTCGCCGTTGTGATGTCGCTGGTGTTGTGGATCGTCACACCAATAATTTTGCCCTCCATAGATTCGGAGGGCATTGCGATATTTCGGGGATTGTGCTTGGTGAGCAAATACTCATTGACGGTTACACCGTTCATTGTTGTAGTTTTATCAGCCTTCAGAATTGCCATTTTTATCTTCCTCAGTGGTTGCAGATTCCGTTGCAGGACGTGACGCACTGCAACAATACATTACATGACGGATGTGGTGCTTGTCACCCAGAAATTCAAACATCAATGCAAACTGTGCAAGTTCCGTATCATTCTTTTCCACCAGAACACCATTGTTATCAAGAATTTCTCCTAAGATTTCAGTTGCAAATTCAGTTGTTATAAGGGCGATTTCAAGGTCACCTGTATATCCTGCATTGTTGTTGATGACATAATAAACACCATTGTCCGCAAAGAAATTCTCTGCTTCGCCGTTTGCGTCAATAGAAAGCGATACGGCACCGGGCAGATGCTTTGACGGACCATATGCCGGGACAGTTTTGTTGCCGTCTGGATCTTCACCCCACTCATTGATTTTTGCCCAGTAGACGTTCTGCAAACCGAATTTAACCTTGTTTTTCTTGTTTGCCATAAAATCAAACCTCCATTTCATAAAGCGCTTCATAGAGCCTTTCAGACTCTATCCATACTTCTGTCTTGTTGTAAAAAATGTGATGCTGCCTTAAAATCTCCTCCACGCGTTCTTCCACTTCCGGTGATTTCTTATCCGTGTACAGTTCAATGTCCAGCTGTTTGAAGCTGTAATACATCAGATTATCAGTCGAAAAGGTATGCTCGCCGGGAGAAAGGAAAAGTAGAAAGGGCGGTGCAGGACTTTCACCCTCGGCAAAATGATGGTAGGCAAAAGGACAATCCATTTCCTGCATCATTTCATTGATTTCTTCATAGGTCATATCATTACCCCAATGCTTTTGTAATCAGATTTTCAAGCAGTTCAGAACCGTTTTCTTCCGCCGGAGCAATATGCGGTTTTCCTGCAACACGCCCTCCGCCACGCTTGGCGTGACCATGCTCCAATAAATGAGCCAGCTGATAGCGGTTCTTGGAATATACCGTCATTTGCAGAGAATGGCTGTTCTCGCTAACTTTTTTGGCTGTCCAGCTTTTTGCGTAAGCACCAGTGTCTTCCGGAGCATTTGAAGATATCTCTTTTCTAACTTCGGTTGCAGTTTTTCGGACTGCTTTTTTCACCTCTGTATCGGCAAGGTCAGCATATTCCTGTAAGCCTTTCGTGATCTCACTTGCCATGTCATCAATAGATGTCACTGGGAGCACCTGCCTTTCGGACTTCTCCCTCAATTGCGAGATAGTCCATTTTTTCATAGTCGGGTTTTACACTGACAATATCAAATGTCTGTCCACGGAACAGAATCCTGTGTGTTGTGGCGTTCAAAGACAGCAGATAGGAACTCTGCCGGACAAGGAATGACACGGACTGTATTTCTCTGGTGACTCCCGTATTCACTTGTTCGGCAGAGCTTTTCACGCTGACTTTTGCCCAGCAGGAGAAAACCTCGTCCCACTTGGAAGTATGGTTTCCGATTTCGTCCACAACTGTTCGGTTCTCCAGAATGGTGATGCGCTGATTCAGCTTTCCGATTTCCATTACATCACACCTTCTCGCTGTGCAAACAGAATTGAACGAAGATTTAAGGTCAGCTTTTTGTAATCAGGATTACTCCTGTTTTCATAAAGATAACCAAGTGCGAAAAGCATCGCTGTCCGCACAGTATCTTCATTTTCAGCAAATGCTGATTCGTCCATTCTGCCAACGTCCATTACAAGATTTTTTGCTGTAGAAAGCAGATTTTGAATCAGACTATCGTCCTCCTCATAATCCACTCTCAGATAGTTTTTCGCTTCTTTCAGCGTAATCATAGCATCACGCTTTCTTGATGGTGAGTGTCTTGATTGCTTCCGGAAGAATCAACTTGCCGTCCAAACGCTGCGAAGCAAGAAAGCCAACCTGACCTGTCATAGCAAAGAGTTCATTCAGTCTCTTGAAAGAGCGTCCCTGTCTGTCAGCCACCCAGTAATAACTAAAGTCGCCGAATGCCATGCACTTGTTGCCTGCCTTGATTTCCAGAGTGCCACGCCCTCAAGCTTGGCACTGCGTTCCATGAGCAGTGTGGTCAGCTGCTCTTCGTCGATGATTTCGCCTGTTTCGGCATCAACGCAGTCCATGATGGCGGCGTCGATTTCATAGAGTGTTGCCATTTCTGCACCTCCTGTCATTTTTGGTCGATGATGCAATCATAGGCATCACCTCCGTCCCGTTCAGAGTAACCTTATCAAGAAGAGAGAACATATCCCTCTACAATTAACTGGTCAATTTTTTGCAGTTTGGAAAAAATCCTGCATAATTTCTGAAAATTCTTTTTCAATGATGCCACGAAGCTTTTTGAGACGGTAAGCATACGTCCTGCGACTGACATGGAACTTCTGTTCAATCTCTGTTTCTGTGTATCCTGCAATGCGAAGTTGACCAATCAGAATCGCCATCGGCATCAGTTCTTCTATCCGTTTCAGAACAACCTTCAGAGCTTCCGCCTCGATAATCATTTCATCGATAAGTCTGGATTCCTCAGTCACAAGGTCAAGATACTGGACTACTTCATCCTCAAATACAATTTCATCAAGCGAAAGCATATCACCGGTGCGGATATGGGGACAGTGACCACATACCATATCACAGCTGAGCCTTCTGTTTGCCGGGCAAACACATCTACCATGACGCTGCTCTCTGCGTCGAAATGCGTTGATTCCACGGTAATATTCCTGAAACTCTTCGTCCGTACAGGGAATAATGGTTTCAGTTGAGCGGATGTAAATGTAACGCTGCATAAAAAATCCTCCATTCGTGGGAATGGAGGACATGACTGCATATGGGCATAACAACCCAGACCGCATTCCAGATGGATTCTCCATTCCGGTATGCAGCTAACCCGCTCAAAAGGCAGCCAATCTATTCTGTTGTATCATCGCAACTGTTGAGCAACCGGTGTCAGTTCCGATGAGATACAGCCTTGCTGTGATTTCATTCTATCAGATTTCAAATCTTTGCAACAGGACATCGGATGTCCGATTAAAACGAGCATGGCAAAATTGACAAAACGGCATATCTACGTCATTTTTATACCTGCATGGTTTTTGTGCCAAAAGACAGCTGACGTATTTTCGTCAAAAACAGCGATAAAACCGGACATGGGATGTCCGATTTCAAGGCAACTTTTTTTGATTTGTAACATTGCACAAAAAATCCCCGTACATTTCTGTACGGGGAAGAGGTTATGCCGCAGGATTTTTGGCAACCAGAGGCTCCAATCCTTGTGCTATCAAAATTTTATTGCAATCCTCGATGCTGTATCTGTAAGAGAGAATCAGCAGCTGCATAATCGCCATATCACGCAGCGTATTGCGTGGTCTGTATCCCGCACGTTCAATCAGCTTCATAGAAACCTCAAAAGGCAGATCCATACCGATACACAGCTGTACCACTACACTGACGCTTGGATTTTCAGTGACATTATTACAAAGCCTGTAGATTGTTTTTTCGCTCATCCAACAGTCATTGGCAATTTGTTCTCTGGTTTTCTGCGTCCACTTCACCACGTGTGTAAGCGAATCTCCGAAGTCCTCCGGCATACTCTTTACAAGCTCCATGACCGCAGTATTCCTCTTACAGAGCTGTCGTGCCTGTTCCTCAATATCCGCATTATCATCGGAATACAAAATGTTTAGGGGTGAGGTTGCCTCTATGGAACGGAAGGCTACCTTTTCATCGGATCTATGAGCAAGGCAACGCTTGTCGGGATAGACCAGATTGAATTTCAGGGCACATTCATGCAGATGCTCACGTCCGTAATCGGTTAGCTTTTTATCTGCTGTAAGGTAATTGGGGTCATTCAGGATGAAATGATTTTCTACAAAGCATATAACGCCCTTTGCTACCATTTTCAAGAGCTTTTTATCAGAGGCAAGAAGTTTCTTTGCCCATCCCTCCGAAATGGAATATGTCTGATTGGTCTGCAGGCTGTCCTTCTTGAAGCTGAACGGTGGGATATATTTTCCGTCCATAAACTGATAGACGCCCTTTACGTCATGAAATCCAAGCTCAAGCAGACGGCGTCGTGCGGCAGAAACTGAAACCTCAAACTCTGCGGCTACCTTATCCACCATCTCTTTCATACAAGCGGAATCACGCATCGCACCGTATTGGCTTTGAATCTCAATAGCTCTTTTTTCAAATATCTCCTTCGGCATGAGTGCATATGCTGCGATAGCGTCTGCCTGACGTTCTACTTTCTCTAAAAAGGCATTCAAGAACTGCTGTTCATCGTTTACACGAATAGGACAGCGAAGCGTAAAAAACTCCCTGCGGCTGATTGCCATCATATAGAAAGTGAAACGCTGTACATATGCATGAATCAACTCGTGCATGATGGTAAATCGGATAATCTCCTTGTTACCGCGGATGTTCCTTTCAAGCAGAATGGTTTTGCCTTTTACCTTGCAATATTTCGGCATTTTCAGCTTATCGTCATAGATGAGTACTTCGGAGTCCTCCATGACGTACATACCACGCACATCGGCATTTTCAGACAATCTCACAAAATATATCCTGATGCCGAGCGCCTTTGCAATATCGACAGGGTCGATTTTCGGCATACTTCCCAATTCATAGTAACGGTCGTACACTTTTTCAAGCAGCTGTCTTGCCTGCAGCTCCATCTGCTCTCTGGTCATACATGGAAGCAAATCTTCGGTGTAGGCAGTATTAAAATAGCGAGGTGCGTTTTTCAGTGTGCGGAGTCCATATATACGGAAATCGTCGAAATACTTGGAAAAAGTCCCCGAAATTGTGCAGCAGACATCGATGTAATGCAGGTAGTTGGCACCGTCATCGTATGAACTAACACCAACACTCAGAACAGCCGGAAACTCAATATAATCCTCACATTGTAGCAGGACATTCAAGTTGAGGTGCTTCAGCTGAACAGTCCTGACCTGTGCAGGCAGACCAGAAGTATTATCCTCTGCTATGTGTGTACACGCAGCTTTTCTGATAACGGTACGGAATCTGTCCTCAAGCAGTTCTCTGAATGAATAATTCATAAAAATCCTCCTTCAATCCAAAAATTTCACATCAACCTATTGACTTTCACTGTGAAATGCAGTATAATAATAGTGTAATCAAGTTTCACTACATTCATTATACACAATCGGATTGCACTTGTCAATAGGATTTGAGAAATTTAATTTCACAGGAGGAGCGTTATGAAACTCGCTGACAAGCTCAAGCAGTTAAGAGCACAGAAAAATATGTCCCAGGAGGCTGTCGCAAATTTTGTTGGTGTCACACGCCGCACTTATATTTCATATGAATGTGATGGCCGTTATCCCAGAAAGCGTGAAGTGTATCGCAAGCTCGCTGAATGCTTCGAGGTAGATACCAACTATCTTCTTGCTGACGATGAAGAGTTTATTCAGAATGCAACGGAACAGTATGGCAGCAAGGGGCGAGCACAGGCACAGGCGCTGGTTGCAGAGCTGTCAGGCTTGTTTGCCGGTGGTGAGTTGTCCGACTCTGACCGTGACGCTGTTATGATTGCACTGCAGAAGGCTTATTTTGACTGCAAGGAAGATAACCAAAAGTACACACCTAAAAAATATAAGAAGTAGGAGGCGGCAATGGACTCATACGGGATTTATCGACAAACGAACAATCTTATACAAAAACACGGCACTCGTGATCCGATAAAACTTGCACCGAGGATGGGTATCCAGGTCTATGACGTTCCTGAATTTACTGAACTTCTTGGAATGTATACATATCGTTGGAAACATCGTATGATATTTCTCAATCCCAATGTGAACGCAATCCTTAAAGGGATGGTCTGCGGTCATGAAATCGGGCACGACCAGCGTCATCGCTCTCTTGCGGGAGAGGAGGGGTTGAAAGAATTCCAGCTCTTTGATATGACCAGTATCATAGAATACGAAGCCAATGTTGTGAATGCACACCTTCTCATCGATGAAAACGAGATGATTGAGTATTTCAGACAGGGTTATGACATTGCACAGGTTGCAGCAATGCTGAAGGTGAATATAAACCTGCTGCTGATTAAAGTACAGGAAATGAATCGGCTTGGTATGGATTTCAAGCTGCCGTATGCCCCTGATTCACAGTTTTTCAAGGGGACGAAATATTAATCCTCGGAATTTTCCGGGGATTTTTTCAGTTATGCAAATTTTGAATGGCTGATATGGTAGAATGGTATTGAGAGCAGAAAAAATCATCAAAAACAATTGCATTTTTTGTGGAAAAGTGGTATAATTATAAAGTATATGTCCTTTTTAATGGCACTCCTTTGATAATGATTATGCTTTACAATTTAAGCGAAATAAAAAAGTGAGATTCTCCACAAAAATTGAACGTTACAATGAGATGATTATTGCTAATTAAATGGAGATGAAGTTTTTTCTTAGAAAGAGGGCGAATTAATGAAACTATTTGACAATATAGGCGAAACTGTTAGGGATGATATGATTGCCACCATTTCAAAAGGCAGCAAGGTCTCTATCGCAGCCGCTTGCTTCTCTAATGTACGCATATAAAGAACTGAAAAAACAGCTTGATTCTGTAGACGAGTTCCGCTTCATATTTACATCTCCGACATTTACAACGGAGAAGGCTTCCAAGGCAAAGCGCGAGTTCTATATTCCAAGGCTCTCCCGTGAGACCAGCTTGTACGGAACGGAATTTGAAATCAAGCTGCGTAACGAAATGACGCAAAAGGCCATCGCAAGAGAATGTGCCGATTGGATTCGTAAGAAAGCAACCTTCAAATCCAATGTTACTGGCGAAAACATGGGTGGCTTTATGACCGTCGATGCCCCTGCAGAGCAGGTTGCTTATATGCCGATGGGCGGTTTCACCACTGTAGACATTGGCTGTGAGCGTGGTAATAACAGCTACAACATGGTCAACCGCATGGAGGCTCCGTTCTCCACTCAGTATATGCAGTTGTTTGAAACTCTGTGGAACGATAAAACCAAGATGCAGGATGTTACCGAAGAAATCATCGAAAGCATCAGCAGCGCCTATAATGAAAATGCTCCGGAATTCATCTACTTCATGACACTGTACCATGTTTTCAGTGAATTCCTGGATGACATTTCCGAGGACGAGCTGCCAAACGAAGCTACCGGATTTAAGGAGAGCAAGATTTGGTCGATGCTCTATGACTTCCAGAAGGATGCCGCTCTCGCCATCATCAACAAACTGGAAAAATACAACGGCTGCATCCTGGCTGACAGCGTTGGTCTCGGTAAGACCTTCACGGCCTTGGCTGTTGTAAAATACTATGAAAACCGAAATAAATCCGTCCTCGTTCTTTGCCCGAAAAAACTGGCTGAGAACTGGAATACATATAAAGACAACTACGTTAACAACCCGATTGCATCCGACCGTTTGAATTATGATGTTCTGTTCCACACAGACCTCTCCCGTACTCACGGCACATCCAACGGTCTCGACCTTGACCGTTTGAATTGGGGTAACTATGACCTGGTTGTCATCGATGAAAGCCACAACTTCCGAAACGGTATCGGTACGCACAGCAACACCGTGGAGAACCGCTATGTGAAGTTGATGGACAAGGTTATCCGCTCCGGTGTGAAGACAAAGGTACTGATGCTTTCGGCTACCCCTGTTAACAACCGTTTTGTGGATTTGAAAAATCAGCTTGCGATTGCCTACGAGGGCGACTCCGAGAATATCAATTCCAAGCTGAACACCAAGAAGTCTATCGAGGACATTTTCAAGCAGGCTCAAAAGGCGTTCAATGCCTGGGGCAAACTGCCCGCAGAGGAACGCTCCACCGATGCACTGCTCCGTACCCTTGATTTTGACTTCTTTGAAGTTCTGGACAGCGTAACCATTGCCAGATCCAGAAAGCACATTGAAAAATATTACAACTCCGCAGAAATCGGCAAGTTCCCGGAAAGGCTGCCGCCTATCTCCAATCGTCCGTGTCTTACCGATTTGGAAAGTGCCATTAACTACAATGAAATATACGCCCAACTGACGCTGTTGAGCCTGTGCATCTACACACCGTCCAACTATATCTTCCCAAGCAAGATACAGAAATATGCGGAACTGACACACAACAAGGGTGAAAACCTCACGCAGACCGGACGTGAGCAAGGTATCCGCCGTTTGATGAGCATCAACCTTCTGAAACGACTGGAAAGTTCCGTTTATTCCTTCCAGTTGACGCTTACCCGTATTAAGGGACTCATTGACAGCACCATCGAGGCAATCGACCGTTTTGAGAAATATGGTACTGCTGACATCACCATGTACGAAGCACAGGAAAGCGAGTTCGATATGGATGACGGCAACACCGATTATTTCTCCGTAGGTAAAAAGGTCAAAATCGACCTTGCCGATATGGACTATAAGACCTGGCGCACC